GGTTTCATCTTGAACCTGAAATTAATATCGGAATTGCCTGCCGCGCATCGAATCTTGTAGTGCTCGATGTAGATCTGCGTAATGGTGGAACTATCGATGGCCTACCTGAGACTCGTCGAATCCGTACTGGTAATGGCTTCCATTATTACTACTCGGCAGATCCATCGATGACCTTTCCAGGAAAGTTTAGGGAAGGTATCGATATTAAGTGGAACGGTTATGTCGTAGCTGCTCCATCCTTGCATCCAAACGGAACGATATACGCAGTCGATAATGACAGCGATATCAAGCCTATTGGAGATCTAGTAGGTGCTCGATGAAAAGTTCAATCGTCACACCTGCCACCCTTGTAGCTGAAGCTCGAGAGAATTATTCATATGTCGCTAAGAATATGCCTGACGACGCGATGAAATTAGCGCGTATCGGTATAAGTGATCGCATCCATATCTTGTATGAGAATGAAACTTGTTGCGGTGTAGATAAAATGCCACAAGTAAAACGATGGGGCATTACTCATTATTACTATGAGAAATGCGATAAATTTGATATCTGTCTGAAATGTCTCGCGACATATTGGTATCGGTGGATCCGATGAATCTCAAAGAAATCGCCGCCGAATTAGCTGCTCTTACGGTAATCAAGGACGCAGTAACCGAAGCTACTAATCATCTACGCGAATTAGCGAAAGATGAACTGACTAATGTAGGCGCTGATATGACGAAAGCCGTCGTCGATAATCAAGAGGTAGCCAAAATAACTCTTGTATCGCGAGATATGGCTTTTGTGATAACGGATGAGAAGGCGCTTCTCACCTGGGTATTAGAGAATTTTTCGACTGAGACTGAGACAAAAGTACGCGACTCATTCCGAAAGAAATTTATCGAAACTCTTGCTATCACACACGAGAATCAGATCTTTAGCACGTTGACAGGCGAGGTCTTATCTTTCGTCGGACTTGAACAAAAGCCAGCATACGTCTCGACTCGGTTCGCTGCCGATGGACGTGAGGTCGTACTCGATGCGATGCGTGAGCATCGTTTAACGTCGCTTCCCTGGCTCAATAATTATGTTGAATCACAGAGACGAAAAGAGATCGAGTAATGGATGAAAAACAAGCTAAAGCTCTACGCGCTTCTTTCAAGGATGATCTAGTCGAGAAAAAAGTCGTAGGCGCTCGATCGTATAACTTTATCAATCACGCGGTAGTCACCGACCGCCTGATATCAGTAGATCCGACGTGGTATTGGCAACCGATGGCGATCGGTGAAACTGGGATGCCGATACTTGATGACCATAACGGTCTATGGATCAAGCTGACCATCTGCGGCGTAACGCGAATCGGTTATGGAGCCTCCGAGCCGCATCAAAAAGGAGCCGACGCGGTAAAGACTGCTATCAGTGACGCTATTAAAAATGCCGCTATGCGTTTTGGAGTAGCTCTCGATCTATGGGGCGCTGATAGCAATCCTGGTACAGCGAGCGAGGTAGCACCTGTCGCGCCGACCTTGCGAGCTGTACCACCGTTAAAACCTGTTGAAACCGAAAGTCCAGCTCTAGCAGAATTCTTACAAGAGCAGCGACCTAATGATCCAGCTCCAATAGTGATACCACCTGGAGGAGAAGCGCACTGTAAATATGGCTCTTTTGACTGCCGTATTTACCGCAGCGGTACGAGTAATACAGGTAAGCCATACGAAGGCCTTTTCTGCCAGCGTAAGCCATATAGCGAGGCCTGTACGCCTTTATCAATGGACGGTAAGCCCTGGAAAAAGAGCTGACGTTCGATGACCTACAGATCCGCATCCGAGGCGATAAACCGTGGCGATATTGCGAGTGTTGTCGGTGGTTTTTCGCCCTGGATGTATCAATTCAGACAATTAATGATGTTCATAGATACCTAAAGAGAGAGAAGGATGAGGCCGCTAAAGCTGTCCAGCCAAGATCAAGATCTAGCTCGAGACGCCGCCGATGAATTTATCTGCTGGTCGATAGATCAAAATAAAACAGATAAACCACACACACGAGCCGTCCCCTGGAAATCAGATCACGAACGTAAATGGGAAATGACGATGGCATACAGCGCCGAAATCGCTGTAGCTCGTTTATTAGATTTACCCTGGAACGGACTTAACACATTTAAGGAATTCGCTGACGTGGGCGAAAATATCGAGGTGCGCTGGTCGAGGAGTGAGAACCTCATCCTGCGCACCTATGATAGAGATGGAGATCTAGCCTTTTTGGTACAAGGCTCATCCATCGATCGTCTATTCCTGGCAGGTTTCCTACCTGTCAAGATGGGGCGCATCCCTGAGTTTAAGTTACCGAATGAAAATACCTGGTTTATTCCACGCGACAGGCTCTACCAATATATGCCACAGAATCAGGCTCTAAAGCCGTTTTTAGGCTATTGGAGCAGACAGGGATAGGTAGATATAGATAAACCAATTACGACGGCTATAGAGGCCGTTTGAGGCTTGGCCTACTGAGGGTACGGCCAATGGCGAGGGACTGGCTACTATGTGCGGTGTCAGTCCCTTTCGCCTATTTTGACAAGGTGACAGAGCCAGGGTCTATATTCCGCACTGGTCGATGAGACTGGGGGCAGGAACTCCGAAAGCGACGGTCGAAGGGTATAAAAATACCTAGACAGAGCTACAGAGATCCTTCCATACCTACCATAAAAGATTTTTTAATTTATGGGGGGTAGGGGGGCATTTCTCCTCTTGCTCTGATCTCAGGGTATATATATAAAAATACATAAAAAAAGAATTACAATACAACCCACACAAGGAAACCAGTGAAGGGATCCATATGACTCTGAATATATCGATCTCTATTGGTGAAGTTTCTACAGAAATAAATACAGATCAATCAATGTCATTCGACGCAATCGAATCAATGTTAAGTCGTTCCGTTTCAGCCGTCCTCGTATTATTTAATTCGATGGATCCCAAAGATAGGCAGTATGCACTCGGCCTTGATGCCGATGCGAATGATGACGAGACGGACGAGGAAACCGACGCCTGAAGGATGGGAGCACTGTCGCTCGTGCGACAAAATCCTACCTTTAGAAAAATTCGGATGGGTAAATAAGGCGCGTAATAAACGACGCCATCAATGTCAGAATTGCCGAAATTTGGCTAGATGGGTATTGCGTAGGGTAAAATCTGATTATGAACAGCTCCTACACAAACAAAACTATCGATGCGCTATATGCGCCATACATAACGATACAAGTCGCCTAGGAATAGACCACAACCATAAAACACAAGAGATCCGAGGCTTACTCTGCCACGACTGTAACACTGGCATAGCCTCATTCGACGAAAACCGTCAATATCTAGCGAAAGCGATCCTCTATCTCATACCGAGAGGCGAATATGAAGCTATTAATGATAAGTCTAATAATGATGATGAATTCTCCAGCTGAATACCAGGAATACGCCGCGAAACACGTCCATACATACGAGGTGAAATGTATGAAGGAACTATGGCGTAAAGAGAGTAACTGGAGGCCACAAGCGAAATCTCCGACACACGATTACGGAATCCCACAAAGACATATGAAGGGTAAGACAAAGGCCGAGATCGATGCATTTAGAAAATCACCGAGGCTACAGATCCATTGGGGTATTAATTATGTGCGTCATCGTTACGGTGATTTCTGTAGCGCTTTAGCGTTCCATAAGCGCAATAATTGGTACTAATAGGGTACATTTTGTGCCATTAAGTAACAGAAAGGGACAGTTATGGATCTACGAGAAAAGATTTCAATAGGCGTGTGTTCGCCTGGAGTATGGACGTCGTTATTCGCTACCTCGATCATCGATATCGCTAGGAGCCAGTCGCAATTAGGGCAGCTTATTAGCCTGGAAGGATCAGGGGTAATTAGTCGTCTGCGTAATCAAGTTGTAGCTACATTCTTAGAAAAGACGACCGATGACTGGTTACTACAGATAGATACAGATCAGATTATTAAAGTAGATGCGTTTAAGAAATTGATAGCGGCAGCTGATAAGGATGAGCGACCTATCATAAGTGGAATCGTCCACGCGGCGTGGGAGACTAATAACGTTTATCCTGAACCTGTCCCTTGTATCTTTAAAGTAGGAACCGAGGGTGGGTTATATGCAGTTCACGATTATCCTGAGGATGAGATCATCGAGATCGATGCAGCTGGGACTGGATGCATACTCGTACACAGATCAGTATTTGAGAAACAAAGAGAAGCCGCTGACCAACAAAACGAGGGAGCGATGTGGGGCTTCTATCGTGATATGCCTATTAATGGATCCTGGGTAGGTGAAGATATCTTTTGGTCTATTCGTGTTAAGGCTCTTGGCTACAAGATGTTCGCGCATACTGGCGTACAGCTGCCACATAAGAGAAGTTACTGGCTCACTCAAGAGCATCATAAAGATTATGCCAAGTACGTTAAGACTCGGCATCACAGCGCAGAACAAGAGATGGAGATAAGTA